CCCATAAATCCTACTACTAAGATTGCAGACCAGCAAGCTACTATTCAAGCTGCGGATGAAGAAGACGATAAAAAGAAGTTTAACTTCGACAAGGAAGGGGATGAAGAGGAAGAAGATGAGGAAGTAGAAAAGGAACACGATGGGGCTGCGGAGCATCCCAAAGAAGAGGAAGAGGCTAAGAAAGGTATGTACAAAGGTGATGATGAAAAGAAAGAAGATGAAGATCTAGAAGAGATGGCTAAGGAACTTGATGCTTTGAAAAAGCAGATCGCAAGTACTGAAGCTAATATGCAAAAGGCGGTGCAAGCAGAGTCGGAGCAACGGCTTCGGAAGATGGGATTTAGAGAGGAATTGGGTCTAAAAGCTCCCCAAATGATGACCCCGCTGGGAATTGATGGGACTACGCCAATCGTAAAAGCTCAGGAATCCGCTGATACGGTTGAACAACTTGCCAATCTTTCTTGGAAAGAACTGCGTAACCTTCAGGCTCAGATTGAAATGGGGAACACTGATGGGGTACCAAGGGAATTACTAGGTTAAATTTAAATTAAAGGAGTCACACTATGGCTAATCCAAGTCTATCAGAATATCTAGCACAGTCACAGCGTGGTCTGTATCAGTCGGTGTTCGGGCCTGAATACCTGATGAAACAGTCCTATTTCACTGTTGATACTGCTACTGGTATTTTCAATACAACTTATGGACGCAAGGTGTGGCAAGCTTTGAACAACCAGACTCGTTTCTTCAATGCTGTCCCAAGGGTAGTTTGGGGTAATACGGCTGGTTGGCGTGTTCGTTCAGACCGTGGTTCTGGTCGCTCTCGTCCCGTTACTGAAACGGGCAGTCTTCCGACAGTGGATGTCTCCAATATTGAGACTATATCGAGCTTGCCTCGTATAGTTTCCACGACCTTCGGTGCTTCCGTGAAGTCCGTCTTCACGGCCCAGCTAGAAGGTGGTATCGGGGATGTGCTGGCTATGGAGAACGAAAACTCTCAGCTTGACCATATCAAAGAAATTAATGAGGAGTTGCTGGCTGGTGGTGCGTATCTCGTATCTGCTGGTTCAACGACTGCCTTCACCGTACCCGCTGCTATTGCCAAGCACTTTAAAGTTGGCGATGCAGTCGGCATGAATAATGTCGGTACTGGATTCGACAGGACTTCTGGTTCTGTTGTGTCTGCGGTCAACACCTCTACTGGTGTTGTGACTGTAGCCACTGGCACCGCTTTTGCCGATGGCGACCTAGCTTTCATTTATAGTAGGGCTGGGTTCTCATCTATTGATGACGTTGTAGCAGAAGATGCTATGGTTGTCGGTGGTGGTTCTGGTGGAGCCAACGTTAGGGCTTACGACCTAACTCAGGCTGGTCGTACTGCGGGTGGTTGGAATGCTGCTGCCAGCGTCCAATTGAACAGCGGTACTGGACGGGCTTTGTCCCTCACTCACCTGGATACGGCTATCCAGAAGATTCGTGAGAATGGTGGGGAACCGAAGCTAATCCTCTTGGGTCACGATCAATACTTCAACCTTGAGCGTTTGTTAAACTCTAACCAACGTTATATGGGTCAGGAAGAGTATCAGGTTGGTGTCGGTTCAGAGCGAACCTTCCCTGGTACCCGTACTGGTTTGGTCTTGGCTACCTATCAGGGCATACCAATTCTTCCTGATGCGGATGTGCCTAAGTCTGTAGCATCTAACGATGGGGTCTTGGGTTCCAACATCTACGTGTTGGACACTGATTACCTAGAAATTGCTGTTGCTCAACCTACTCAGTACGTTGAGAACCGTGACTACTTCGCTGCCAATGCCTTGGTAGTGAGGGGTCTGCTCTATACAATGGGCGAAATGCGGTGCAAGAATATCTGGGTTCAGGCCAAGATTGGGGACTTGAACGCTTCCTAATTTTCCGTGGGGGGGGAGGGGTACCATACTCCTCCCCCCCTTTTGGAGCAGATATGAGAATCAATAGGCCCAAACATCCTACTTTAATTCGTTATGATGATAACGATAATCCTATAGATCATTATAGGAAAACTCTTCTGCCTAAATTTGGTACGAATAATCCCATTATTGTATTGAGGAAATTGCAGCATGACTCAGATGAAAAAGCGGATGAAACCGTTGGCTAACGATGAGCTAGAAGTCAAAGTTGCAGTATATATGGAACGTCTAGATGCTTATATAGAGACTTCCACAGAATTAAATAGAACCCTAGTGGCTGGTTTAGAAAGAGTTAATGATGAATTAGATGAATTGAAACACTGGCGTACTAAATTTTATGGTGCCAAGACATTATTGATGATGTTATTCGCTATGTTTGCTCATGCAGGAGTTGTTCTAGCTGCGGTAGTTGGTATCTTGAATTGGTATTCCAAATCCCCAAATTGATATTAGGAGTCTTGCATGGCTAATGAACGACATAATGATGTACGGGGTTGGGAAGTAGATTCCTCTACTCGTCAATCTGTTCATCCGTATACAAAATATTCCCCCTTTAGAACGGCAACATCTACGACAGCAGCAAATCTCTTGGCTATTGATAGGGGTGAAATTGCCGTGAACTGGGTTACGAACCCTAGAGTAGAGGCTGCTGACATTACAATGTATACGCTTACTGGGTCAGCTATCTCTAGAAGTACTGCCCAACAGTCCGTTGGGACAGCTTCCCTTCTCACTAACCCAGCAAACTCTGCTGCGGGTGAGGGTTTTTATTGGGAGTCTCCTAATATTGGGTTTGATGTTAATCCTCAACACATAACGGCTCAATGTGAAGTTCGGGGAGCTTCTGCATCAGGAAGTGTTAAGATACAGATTACGGATGCTTCGGGAACTGAATTGGCTACCTCTGCTGATACTAACTTAACCACTAGCTTTGCTCGTATTACTGCGTCTTACTCAGTAGCAGGGAGTACCGCAGGAGCAGCGTATAGAGTTTATGTTGTTAGTGCTGCTCAACATAATATAGATTGGTATACTGATAAGATTATGTTTGAAGTACGGGAAGATACGAATGCGGTTTCTACTTATGTTGATGGAGCGTCTGGTTTGAATTATGAATGGTCGGGAACTGCCAATGCTTCTACTTCTAGGAAACGTCCTGCCATGTCTGTTATTAGGGGGATACAAATAAAGAATGAATCTGGAACATCAGCAGAAATTGTTTATGTGGCATTTGATGCAACTGCTTCAGCTACTACGGGAATACCTGTATTGGCGGGGGCAACATACGAATCTAATTTCCCCGTAGACTTTAGGGATAATGTCTCAATATTATCTGCTTCTGGAACTCCTACTGTTAGCGGGGTCATCTGGGGCGTACATAACTAATGACTACATCCACCATTAAGACGGGTATAGGAGATATTCCTAGCCCGTCAAATTGGGCGTATAATAATGAGATGTATCAGACAGTTGGTATTGATGCTACCATACTTCCCATTGAAAAGCAAGACAGTGGGCATGTATCTTTAGAAGATATTTCTGATGCCCTCGATGAATATAAACGCTTATTCAAAGCGGGAATAGCATCTAAGGCTGAACTTGTAACTTTATCTAGAGCTTATCCAGATGACCTCACCTATTCTAAAGCTGCCTCTAAATTAAGTGAGGGTGATGCGATGGTCTTAGGTGGCCCTGCATCGGTGGAATTAATTGATAGAGAAGGACATTTAATTACCACAGAAGCTTTAGAGAAAGCTTTCAAGAAGTATATGGATAATTTCCGCACTAGGAATACAATGGTACTCCACTCTGATGTTCAAGTTGGTTGGGCATTACCCGCTTATATTTCTAAAGGTGGGCAGATTTTTAAATCTGGTGTAGGTGAGAATGGACTTTTCTTCATTACGGAATTACGGGATGATACAAAAATTGCCCAGCGGGTTATGGATCAAGTTAATGAAGGAAAGCTAAAGAGTTATTCTATTGCGGGAAGTGCGACTAAAACTCAGAATATGCAGAAAGGTTTGCAACCCTATATGCAAGTAGACGAAATGGAACTGGCAGAGGTTACAGTTTGTGAGAAGGGTGTGAACCAACAAGCTGGCTTTGATATACTAAAAGCGGAAGGGGCCGTGGCTACGTGTATTGATGGTAGCTGTCTAGTACAAAAACAGGAATGTGACGGTAGTTGCTTTCTTCAGAAAGAAGAAGGTAAAATTACTCAGCCAGATTCAGGTTATAGAAATGCTACTGATGTGGAAATGCAAAATGGTATTATGTGTGGTACCTGTAAATTCTTTAATAAACAAGAAGGAACATGTGATATAGTTGAAGGAATGATTGAAGACCACATGTACTGTAAAGTTTTTGCACCACTAGATGAATCTCCAACTATTGATGAAGGAAGGGAGTTAACTATGTTAATGGAAAAAGCCGATGGGTCAATTGATTTTACTGGGTCTTTCTTGGAATGGATGGAGAAACAAGGCAAACCTTCATCGCCAAAAGAGATGGCTGCGACCTTTGCCACTCTATTGAATACTGCGGGAAGGCAAGCAGAACACCACCAATTACTACGGGAGTATGGATTTCCTTCTGAGCAACCTCAAGAAGCCATGCGGTATACTCCAGTTATAGAAACAGAAACAGATGACTTTGGAATCCCCGTTCATATGAAACCACCTTGGACTGTGAATGAAGCAGGGTCACATCTGGGAAAGAAACTAGATGCAGATGCCCCTACTTATGATTCTTCATTAGCAGCTAAAGCTCATGAAGACCTAAAAACTAATATGCATCCTTGGTATTCTACTGAAATTAATGTAGCCTTTCCCATTCGGAAAGCCTTTTCCAAATGGTTTCATGAT